CAGGGGTCGGAAAACCCGATGAAGAAACTAATGAAATTAAAACTAAGGAGGTCGGAGTGGGCTGGCCATTTGAAGATGCTAAACCACAACCTAAGCGTGGCGAGATTGATGATGAGGCTACCGGTGCTATCGGTCAGGTCCTAGACAAAAAGAAACTACGTCAGCTTAAGTACACAAAGTTTGAAGAACAACCTCAGTCTCAACTTCGTGAGAACAAACCCGAGGAACTTTGGAATGCAGATGATCTAGTTGCTGAGTTCTATGATCTGCTACGTGAAAAGGTTCCTGGTATCTCAGGCCAAGTAAACGGCAAGCAATTGATTCAGTACATTCGTAAAGAAATTCGTGATACAAATGCCACTGTAGAGTCAATGCTAAAAGCAATCCGTATGTTCTTTAAGGATCCTAGAAACTTGCGTGAAGCAGGTATCGGAAAAACAATCATGGGTAGATTCTTCTCCTTCTACCCAACGGTTGCTGTTAAAGTTTCTAAAGAAGAAGTTGACTATTCATTGCCTGAGAGTATGCTACGCAAACAACGTAAGTTCTTAGGAGAGCAAGAATGATTGATGTAGCAACACTTCAACCATACAGTGTGCGTCAACAAATTAAGAGTGCTATGTTTAGCATGACGCATATCGGTAAACAGTTCTCTGATCTAAAGCCTTATAAATCAAATGCTTTAGAGATTGTAAGTAACTGGGTTGATGATGTTATTGCAGGTAATGTCATTGAGGCTCAAGGAAGTCCTAAGTGCGGTGTAGGTTTATTGCTTGTAGGAAAACCAGGACATGGTAAGACCACGTTAGCTTGTGCCGCTGCTCAGGAAATTATTGTTAGAGCAACCAGTGCCACATGGAAGACTAAAGGTGCACCGTTTAAACCAGTGTACTTTACTGATTATCCACGTCTACTTAGATTACAAAAATCTTCTTGGTCAGATAAAACTGGTGAGGAAGAAGGCTTTATTGAAGAGATCTATGGTCAAGGTACCGACCCAGTAAAGTTGCTTATTCTAGATGACTTAGGAAAAGAATACAGGACAAGCTCAGGGTATGCAGAGAATACATTTGACGCTTTACTACGTTCTCGTTACAATTTTGGTCTTCCAACAATTGTCACTACAAACGTTCCAGTGAATGATTGGAGTGAAGTTTATGGAGATTCAATGTATAGTTTCTTACATGAAGCGTTTATTACGCATCATGTAGTATCTCAGGAGGGGGATAGAAGGATATGAGTACAACCGTGGAATGGAAAACAATAAAGTTCTTCCTGTCTAATGATGGTGTGGATGAAGTCCAAGCATCGACAGAGAAGGATATGCGCTGTTCCTGTAACGGTTTCAATGCAAGAAAGCATTGCAAACATATCGAGTGGTGCAACAATACTTTGAAAGATGATGGGACATTTCCTGTAGAGATCTCTAAGTATGCACCCAAAGATCAAATTGAATTAGCAAAGACATCCCATGAAGCGTTTCGTAATCTTTTGATTCGCTGGGGCAAAATAGAAGTTCTCTCCTAATCATGCAGGGGGGCGATATTTCAAATGAGTTACCACAAAAGATTGTGGTAGCTTTAGACTGCATTCTTTTAACTACTCCCAAGATAAAGAAAACATTTGGGATTACTACAACCTATGATGAGGTTGAATACAATCAAATAGCCCTGTCCCGTCTATGGAACTTTGGACATAAGACTGGGTTTACTTTAGAGCTCACAGGTTTCGGACGTACCAGAAAAGAAATGAAAGAGATCATGGAAGATCTTGACAACAGTGGTACTAATCCGTTTAACTACTTCACTGCATATAGAGTGCCTTCAGACCTTGTAAGTCAACTTCCTTATAGACCTGAAGTAAAAAATGTGATAGACATTTCCTCTCGTGGGCTTATGTACGGTCACTGGTTTTTGGAGTTTGGAGGGATATAAATGGCACAAGACAATGAGTTAAGAGTTCTCTCTAAAGCCATTCGTGATCGAAACATCGGCTACCTATTGGAGGTTGGTGTAAAGGACGATTGGTTCTTTGTTGACGAGTACAGAGATGTATGGGTATTTCTACGTAAGCATTATGAGAAGTATGGAGAAGTTCCTACTGCTCAAACAGTGCTTGCTAACTTCCCAACACTAGTACCTCCAAATAAAGATGGAGATGTAAAGCTTCCTCTAATTGAGGATTCAGTTCGATATCTTGTAGATCAACTTATTGAATACAAGAACCGACAAACTATTATTGATACCTTACAAGAGGCTAATGGCATTGTTGCTTCCGGTGGAGACCACAACGTTGCTGCAGATCTACTGTCTGCAGGGCTTCAAGCTATTGCAACAACCAATGAGTCAGACCATAACGCCATAGATTTATCTAAGACTACTGATCTGCGTTGGGAACTTTATAAGAACACAAAGCTTCGTCCTAATGGATTGATTGGTATGGCTACAGGATTCAAGACAATCGATTTAGCCAGTGGAGGATTACAACCAGGACAACTGGTAACTATCGTTGCTCCACCTAAAACCGGTAAGTCAGTTCTTGCATTACAGGCTGCAATCAACCTACATAAAGATGGATTCGTTCCTATGTTCCAATCTTTTGAAATGGGCAACGATGAACAACAACGTCGTTATGACTGTATGTGTGCTCACATCTCCCATTACCGCCATCAACGTGGTCAAGGTACTGAGGAAGAAGAACAACGTTTGCTTAACTGGTATTCCGTAAGCAAAGAGCTGCATCCATTTTATTTATCTGAATCCAAGTCAGCCATGACGATCAGTGCGCTCGCTGCAAAGATTGAACGATATAAGCCCGATGCTTTATTCGTTGATGGTGTTTATCTTATGGAAGATGAGCAAGCTGCTAGAAATGAACAGCGCTTTGGTGGATGGCAGAATCTTCAGCATATTACCCAGGGCATGAAACGTCTTGCTCAAAAGTATAAAATTCCTATTATTCAAACTACACAGGTGCTTCCAAGCAAAGTAACTCGTGGACGTGTTACTGCAGAAGCTATTGGATATTCTTCCTCATTCGTTCAGGACTCTGACGTTGTGCTGGTACTACAACGTAGGGATGAAGAAGATGATAGCTCACGTATATTGCGCATCGATAAAAGCCGTGCCAGTGGTTTTGCTGAATCAGAATTAATGTGGGACTGGGAACAAGGAAGGTTTGAGGAATATGGGAACCCTTACGATACCATTTGATGGTACACAAGCATGCATGGATCTGGATACGGATCTCTTCTTTCCCGATGAGGAAAGTAAAAACTATGCGGCAAACGTAGCCACAGCCAAGCGTGTTTGCAGCTCCTGTGTCCTTCAGGCTTCCTGTCTAGAGTATGCTTTATCCGAGCCCACACTTCTAGGCATATGGGGAGGTACAGATCTCGATGAGCGAAAACGAATCCGAAGACGAGCAAGACGTCGTAAGGTCCATTCGGGAACTCAAACCTGATTACACAGGATCTATGGAGTATGAAAATGAAGTACTTCATGAATGTCCTGTTTGCGAATCTAACATCTGGAATGTTAAAGTTTCATTTGAAGATTATGAAATAGCTACTTATTTCATGGATATGGAATGCGCTAGCTGTGGAACCTTTGCAAAGGCTCCAACACCTTTAGATAAACCTTAGGAGGGGTTATGTTTAATGAGGGCGATGTAGAACGTGTATTAGAACGACTACAGATCGAAGGCATACGTCATGGCGATAACATAACGGCGTCATGTCCAATGCATATGTTCATGAAGGGTGTGGAAGACGGCAATCCTTCTTGGGGCATTCATGTTAGAACCGGAGCACATAACTGTTTCTCATGTGGGTACAAAGGCAACTTACTATCACTAGTAGCAGACTATTTAGATCTTGGTGGATTAGACGAAGCCAAGACTTGGTTATATCAAAATTTAGAAGTAGATTGGGAATCTGTATCTAAGCAATTAGAGGAAGCACGACAGACTTACTACACAGTTCCAAGACTTGTTTCTATGTCTGAAGGTCGCCTTGGAGTATTTGAAGACGTTCCTGAATGGGCTGCAAGAGATAAATCTGTAACAGTGGAGGCTTGCAATTATTTCGGTGTACGTTGGAGACCAACAGACTCTACTTGGATTATTCCTATTCGCTCAGAGAGTGGAGCGTTACTTGGTTGGCAAGAGAAGGGCCACTTGACTAGAAAGTTCTTTAATAGACCACCTAGAGTAACTAAATCCAAAACATTATTTGGATTGCACAAGTGGACTGAGGGAATGATGATTATTGTTGAGTCACCATTAGATGTAGTTCATATGTATTCCTTGGGAATTTCTGGTGGTGTTGCTTCCTATGGAGCAATTGTTAGCACTGATCAGATCAAACTCTTGCGTAAGTCGGATAGAATAATTCTGGCTCTTGATAATGACGATACCGGTAAGACGGCATCAGATGCTTTATCCCATCAACTACGTAAAGAGGGCATAGAGTTCTGGACTTTTAATTATGGTGATAAGAATGTAAAGGATATCGGTGAGATGGATAGGGTCGGTATTCTTGAGGGGTTAACCAACTCTACACATTGTGTTTTAAATAGCCATACTCTTACTAAATCTCAAATGCGTCGTATCCATATTGAGAAGGGTTACAAACTGTGACCTTTAGTGGGACCCTGCTTCCTTACCAACCTGAGGCTGTTGACCGGATGGTTGATCGTCGTAAGATGCTTGTTGCCTATGACTTAGGTCTGGGCAAGACAGTGTTAACTATTGCTGCTATAGAACGACTTAGGGATGAAGGGAAAATTACCGGTCCAGGCATTATAATTTGTCTTTCCTCACTTAAATATCAGTGGGCCGCACAGATTGAGAAGTTTACAAATGGAACTGCAACACCTTTGGTCATTGATGGAACGCCAAAGAAACGAGTACAACAATATGCAGAGGCACTCGACTGGGGGCATTCACTCGTCGATTACGTCATTCTTAACTATGAGCAAGTTGTTAACGACTGGGAATATGTTTCCCAACTCAACCGAGCCTTTATCGTCATCGACGAAGCAACAGCTATCAAGTCCTTCAGATCTAAACGATCAAAGCATGTAAAGAGATTAGATAGTAAATATAAGTTTGCCTTAACAGGAACACCGGTAGAGAACGGACGTCCTGAAGAACTGTATAGCATTATGCAGTTTGTAGATCCAACTGTGCTCGGTAGGTTTGACCTATTCGATAAGACCTTTATAGTTCGTAATAGCTTTGGTGGTGTAGATCGCTATAGGAATTTGCCAACTCTTCATACAACTCTAGCTAAGGCCTGTGTAAGAAAACGTCAACAAGATCCTGATGTTGCCCCATACCTACCGGATGCAATTACAGCTGAGCCTATTCTTGTTTACTTTAATAAGGCAACCTCTGATCTTTATAATCATATCTCTGACGATCTACTAAGAGATCTTGATGAGGCCTTAAGTACCTTTGGTAGCAGCTTTGATATCTTTGATCACTATAGTGGTAGTGACCAGGGTGGGATTATGGATGAGTTACGTGGCCGTATCATGTCTAAACTAACTTGCCTACGTATGCTCTGTGATCACCCAGATCTACTAAAACATTCAGCCAATATTTATAACCCTTTAGTTGGTGAGGGATCTGCATATGCTTTCGATCTAAAAGATATGGGTATGCTAGATGCTCCACTTAAGTCTGTAAAGATTGATGTATTAAAAGATTATGTGGATAACTTCCTATCAGATTACAGTGGGAATAAGATTGTTATCTTTACCTCGTATGTAAAGATGGTAGATCTAATTGCAGAAGCATTGCCATACAAGTCTGTTAAGTACACCGGACGTATGAATGCAAAGGAGAAAGAAAAGTCTAAGGTTACATTCCAAACCGAAGAGGATGTACGTATACTTATCTCCTCAGATGCAGGAGGATACGGAGTAGATTTACCCGAAGCAAACCTGTTGATTAATTATGATCTACCATGGAATGCTGGGTTAGCAGTACAACGTAATGGTAGAATTAAACGTGCATCGAGCACATGGAAACACATCGTTATACAAGACATCCTAGTTTATGGTTCTATAGAAGAGAGACAGCACGCCCTGTTACAACAGAAGACAGCTGTCGCAAACGCAGTCGTAGACGGCGAGGGTATCAATGAACGAGGGGGAGTAAACCTTACAGCGGGTAGCTTAAGATCATTCTTACAGTCCGCTATAGCCTAGGAGTAAAATGCCAAATCAAGCAAAGACACCAACCCGCACTATCCGAGTAGCCACAGAGCTATGGGATAAGGTCAAGGCCAAAGCAGCACTTGACAAGCGTACGGTTACTGATGTTATTATTGAGGCCTTGAAGGCCTACGTAGCCGACAAATAAACTATCAAGGAGGGCAACATGGCAAATGTATTAAAGCCAACACGTGACGTATCAGCCAGTTCAGAGGAATCAAAGAATCCTTTGCTAGCTAAGGTTCGTCAGTTTTTAAGTTATAAGAATCAAATCGACAGCCTCACTAAGTCATCCAATGAAATCAAGGGTGAACTTATGGAGGCTGTTGAGCTTTATGGGGAAGAAGATAGCGAGGGTCATTACTGGTTGTCATTACCCGAGGAAATAAGCGGGTATAATTCTTTACAACGTCAGCGTCGTGTCACTAAGAAATTTGACATGGAAGAGGCTGAGGAAATTTTAAAGAAACGAGGATTATATGACCAGTGTGTTGAAATGGTCCCTATGGTCAATGAAGAAAAGGTACTTGCAGCCCTCTACAACGGACTCATATCCGAAGAAGAAATTGATTCAATGTATCCAAAGACTATCACATGGGCCTTCGTACCAAAGAAGTGACGTTGTAAAAGTTTTATGCTACCACTGCGGTAGGATGTATGACTGTTCCTTTGACAACGTACGGGTAGGAAATTACTGTCCGTCATGTCGTTAGAACTAACATGTGTATTATGTAGCAGTCCGGAAGGCGTAGAGCCTTTCGGTCCTGCTCAAAGGCCAGTTTGTAAGGAGTGTCGTGAGGGAAGACGATCAGATTGATAAGATGTTTAAGGGACTGGATGATTACTACCCAGGATCTAAAAAGAAACGTCGTGCAATTGAAGTTGTAAAGAAAGCACCAGTTGATAAAGATAACTGGGAGATTCAAGGCATTCAAAAGAAGTTACCTAACGGCAAACAGATAGAGCTATTCCCAGCCGGTGCATTAGCTCTTGCGTTAGGAAGACCGCTAGTAACCATACGTCTATGGGAACGTCGTGGATATATTCCTAAAGCCCCATACAGACTCAAATCAATGATCGTCAAGGGTGAAAAGAAACCCGGGTGGCGTATGTACAGCCGTGATATGATAGAGTCTGCAATTGAAAGCTTTCGATCTAGGGAACTGTTAGAAGCTCCACGGATCGATTGGAATCGACATCATGGACTATCAATTGAACTGATAGAAACATGGACTAAGATTCACACAAATGAAAATGCTAACGCTAATGGATAGAATGGAAAAGAAATGGCACTAAGCAACATCAGCGTCCGTAAGGACGAAGAAGTAACAAACATGGATTCATATGCATCAGGAGAAACTGATGACTTTGATCCGTATCAAGAAGAAGAAGGAATGGAAGCGCCGGAGCGTTCTTCGGCTATTCAAGTTGGCTGGGCTGCTGCCAAGAAGGCAAAAGAAGAAGCCAGTACTTCATTTACTCCTGACTTTAAGTTCACGGAAGATGTCCAACTAATCAAATTCCTAAGTGATGAGCCTATGGCTTTCTTACAACACTGGGTACAACGTCCAGGTAAGAAATCATTTATTGGTTGGTCTGGAGATCCTCTAGAACAAATTGGTAACCGCCCTGAGCGCAAGTTTGCATTCAGTGTAGTTAATCTTTCTGGAGAGGAAGAGCCAAAGGTACAGTTGATGGTTGTGGGAGTTCGTTTATTCTCTCAACTAGAAAAGCTTTCAACAGCTAAAGCAACTGGACCTATCAATCGTTCAGATCTTTACTTTGCAGTAGCAAAGTCAGGTCAAGGAACAAAGACAACTTATTCAGTACAGGTCGTTAAAGAACGTGACCTAGCCGAGGATTGGGAGATTGATCCTGTAGCTGCTGCTGAGTTACTCAAGCAATTTAAGCCTTTGGGACCCGAAGCTCTACGGCCCGCAACAAAGGCGGAGTTAGAAACGATTGCACGAGAAGTACTCGCCGCTCAGTAGTCTCTCAATAGTTAACCGGGGCTTAGGTTTTCCCTCCTCCTTTTTCCTAAGCCCCGTTAACGCCTTTAAGGGGGGAGCGTAAACAGAGGGAAAATAAAATGAATGTCATAACGACATCAGAGCAATTAAAAGATTTAGTAAAAGCTTATGAGCAAGAAGATGCTTTCTGCTTTGACGTAGAAACCATGGGAGATCATCGTGGAGATCCACGACGTAATCGTGTCGTATGGATTTCAATGGCAAACAGTAGCCGTGTAGATGTTATTCCAATGGGTCACCCTAATGGTTCTTATATTAGAACTGACTATCCTTTACTTGTTAGTGGCGTACGTCGTCAAGCAAAAGGATTAGAACTTCGTCCTGAAGATTACAGTAAGGATGAGAAGAAGGGAACAAAAGTATTTGGTCCTGCACCTGAACAATTAACTCCAGTAGAGGTATTTAAAGCACTTAAGCCTTTACTTACTGGAGATAAGATAAAGATTGGACACAACCTTAAGTTCGATCTACAAAGTGTAACTAAGTACATTAAAGAACTACCAGCAGAGCCTTACTTCTGTACTCTTAATGCTGCTTTCATTTTGAATAATGAACACCGTCATGGTCTAGGACTAGATGATTGTTTAAAGCGTGAGTTTAAGTACAACATGGTCAAGGGCGTTGGTGCTGAAATTGAGAAGTACACCTTTGAAGAGGTTGCTACATACTCAGGGTTAGATGCTGAATGGACATATAAACTTTATGAGAGATACAAAGAAAGTTTAGAAACAACTAAGTTAACCGGCATTTTTAATCTTGAGATGGATGTTCTTAAAGTTATCTGCAAGATGGAACTGCGTGGAGCAGACATTGATACTGCACAGCTATCTACATTAAAAACAGATGTGGAAGGTTTCCTAGAAGAAACAAAAGGAAATATCTACAAGCTAGCTGGTCGTGCATTTAATATTAACTCTGTACAAGAGAAGCAACGTATTCTCTTTACTCCAAAGAAAGACGGAGGACGAGGAATCAAGCCAAAGAAGATGACACCTGCAGGAGAACGTAGAAGTTCTTCAGGTGATACTCTTACTGTTCATGATTTCTCTGTAGCACATGATGCTCTTGAATACATGCGTGGTAGAGATCCATTGGTAGATGAATTGCTTAACTACTCTGACCTTAACAAGCTTATGACAACCTACGTGCTGCCATACCAGGGTGGTATGTCTGCAAAGATTGTTCAAGGAAAGATTAAGACATATCAAAAAGATAGTATCTTGGTTAACAACCGAGTGCATACAGACTTTGTTCAGTATGGAACTGAGACTGGAAGATTCTCTAGTCGTAATCCAAACCTACAGAACATCCCTGCCCCTGAGAAAGCAGATTCAGAGAAACAATATGGTCGAATGATCCGTAACCTATTCGTTGCTGGTGAGGGAAATAAACTTATTGTTGCTGACTACTCATCCATAGAACCTAGAATCATTGCATCCTTTAGTAAGGATCGAATCATGTGCCAGGCATTTATGGATCAAGAAGATATTTATACAGCTGTTGGAAATACAATGGGAGTTGATCGTAAAGCAGGAAAAGAATTAGTACTTGCCATTGCCTATGGTGTTGGTCCTGAAAAGATTGCTAACTCTTTGAACTGTAAGATCGATGAAGCAAGAGATCTTATGGATGGATTCGTACAACGATTCCCGGCCATCACCCGCTATAAGAGACACGTTATCTCTACTGCTAGAAATAAAGCTCCGGTTCCTTACGTGGCTACTATGATGGGTAGAAAGAGATACCTACCTAACCTACGGGCACGAGAGGTAATGCTTAGGGCTAAGGCTGAACGCCAGGCCTTCAATACCGTTATCCAAGGCTCTGCTGCAGACATCATTAAGCTGGCTATGGTACGAGCTGACGCCCTTATCCCTGACGAGGCTAGCCTGGTTTTGACTGTGCACGATGAACTTGTTACAGTTGCCCCAGCTAATAAGGCTGAGGAGACCGCTGCAGCTATCCGTGAGGCCATGGAGGGTATCAAAGCCTTGTCAATACCTATGATTGCAGATGTTAAAATAGTGGATAGATGGGGAGAAGCCAAATGATGTTTAGACGAAAGAAGAAGTCAAAGATCAAGGTACGTGCTATGCCCATGCCTGTATTAATACGACAAGCTATCTATGATTCTATCTTTGAAGAGAATGCAGAAGAGATTGCAGCAATGCTTGGGCTATCCCCTGTCTCTGAAGATGTATCACAGATGGAATCAGAAGCAAGTCAAGAACGAATTAATAAGTTCAATGTACTAATGCCACTGATTGATGCACACTCTGATATCTCTGCAAAGATCGCTGCTGCAGCATACGTCATACAGGCAAAAGAAGAAGGCAAAGAAGTATTTATAGAAGGAGATTCACAAGACGACTTGGCGCATCTATTTAAGATCGTGTCTATGTCATCCGCTGTGTCTTGTCTTTCAACATTAATAGGTTTAGGTTTAGTAGAAACTAAAGTGGAAGAAGGCATGCATGAGTAATGCAGATTGGTATGCAAAGAAGTTTGGTACACCTCCAACAGGAGTACCTGATGCACCGCCATTAATGATTCCTAATCCCTACTATCAACAGGGACAACAGCCACAGTATTATCAGCAACCTCAACAGCCCCAGCAACCCTATTATCCCCCCCAAGTTCCTCAACCAGGAGCACCACAGAACTATGGATACAACGTCCCTGGTGGCCAGCCTCTTTACGATCCTCATTTAGAAGCAGCAATGAGGATGGCTACCTCAGCTACATTGGGTACAACCTGTCCTACTTGTAGAAGTGGTAACTACATGAAGGTTGGAACTCAATCAAATCAAAACGGTCAGTTTGATGTAATGAGATGCTTTGACTGCGGATATCCTAAAGTACAACAGGGATCAGGAGTAGGTGGAATATCAACAAGCGGTCAAGGTGGAAAAGCAATACCCGCTCGTGGACAATCTACCGGTGCGTTCCAACCACACACAATTGTTGATAGGATTGGATAATGACAATGACACTTAATGCAGACCTATTGAAAGTAGTAGCCCAGCTAAACAAGAAGCATGGGGCAAATACAGTTGTAACAGCTGACTTAGTAAAACATATAAAAAGAATTCCTACCGGATCACTAACCCTAGATCTAGTCCTCGGCGGTGGTTGGCCTACAAACCAATGGGTAGAAGTAATAGGTGAGGCTTCACATGGTAAGACTGCAATTGCATTAAAAACTATTGCAGCTAACCAGGCAGTCAATCCAGACTTCACAGCTGTGTGGGTTGCAGCAGAGCCCTTTGATAAGGGTTATGCAGAAATGTGTGGCGTAGATACCACAAAGGTTCTTCTAGTAGAAACAAATAGTATGGAGGATGCGTTTGATGCATGTATACAGTTCATGGAAAGCAAGGCTGTTGATCTCGTTGTTGTCGATTCTCTTCCCGCCCTTGTTCCTGGTGCCGAAGATGAGAAAGATATGGATGAGTTTACTGTCGGACGTGGAGCTCTCATAACAAATAAGTTTTTTAGAAAGGTAGCATCTGCTACACGACGTGACATGGTTGAAGATGAACGCCCAGTATTGGGAATCATGATCAATCAATATCGTATGAAGATTGGTGTAATGCATGGCGATCCACGCACAACACCTGGCGGCCTAGGCAAAGATTATGCGTACACAATCCGTTGTGAGGTAAAGCGTGATGAGTGGCTTGAGGCAGGTACAGGACAAGATAAGCGTCGAGTAGGTCAGACTATTCGTATAAAGACTATTAAGAATAAAACGTTTGCACCTCAGCAGACAGCATACTTAGATTTCTATTTCTCAGAGGGTGGCTTGCTACCTGCTGGCTCTTATGACAGAGCAAAAGAAATAGTTGCCTTGTCAATCCTAAATGGGATTGTTGATCGCCGTGGAGGGTGGATGTACTACGGTGATCGCAAATGGCAGGGTGCACAGGCACTTATTGATTCACTTCGTGAAGAGGTAGAACTCAGCGAAGAGATCAGCAGTGCTGTCATGGACACACTAAAATCTCAGCCAAAGTTAATGATCGAAGCCGATGAGGACTGAAGGTCAGAAGCAATCACTTAAACACGAGAAGAGATTGGCTAAGGTAATTGGTGGTACTCGCAACGCTGCTTCCGGAGCATTAAGCCGTAAGGGTGATGTGAGAAACGATGAGCTATTAATCGAACATAAGTGGACAGGCAAGAAGTCTTTCACTGTTAAGTCCGAGGTTCTAGAGAAGATCTGGAAAGAAGCAATCGTTGTCAGTCGTACCCCTATCGTAGGGTTCCATCTCAATGGAAACAACTACGTTATCCTAGGAGAGGAGGATTTCTTTGAACTACGAAACTCTATCAAAGGTGAATAAGTGGCATACAGGGGAAATCCACCCTGGGCTTGGAGATATGATGCTAAGTGTCAAGGCGAAGACACAGAACTCTTCTTTCCACCAAGAGACAAAAAACTATATAAACCAATCGCTGATGCAGCTAAAGCTATCTGTTGGGGTAAAGACGGTAGATCCGCTTGCCCTGTAAGAAAGCAATGCTTAAAGGAAGCAATCGAGAACGATGAGCTTCACGGCATCTTTGGGGGCATGTCCCACAGAGAGCGCAACGCAATGAAGCGTAAGTATGAAAATTTAGGCCTTACCTTGGACGAATATTTGGAGAAGTAATGAAGAAGATACAGACGATACCTAGTAAGAATATGTCTGCGTTTCTAGATGCTAATAAGAAAGACACTCGTCTATTAGGATCTGTTGAACGCCACATACTAGGACGTCCCTTTGAGGCACGTGCACAGAATGTGTTGCACCCATCTGACATAGTTAAGCCAGAATGGTGTGCCTTGGCTTCTTATCATGCTTTGCAAGGAAATTATATTGAGACTAGGGACAAGCCATCCCTACGTCTACAATCAATATTCGATGAGGGACACGCCATCCACAAAAAGTGGCAAGGCTACTTTAGTGAGATGGGTGTCCTTTACGGACGTTGGTATTGTGAGAATGAAAACCACTATGAGTGGGGAACAAGTGCTGATCTAGTTTCAGATATGGATCACTTCTTTGAGTACAAAGAGGTCCCCCTACACAGTAACAAACATAGAATTGCCGGCCACTCTGATGGCTGGATTAAGAACATTGGTAAAGACTGCCTAATAGAAATCAAGTCTATTGGTGGAGGCACTATAAGATTAGAAGAGCCTTCACTCTTTGGTGCAGACAATAACGTAGAGTCTGCCTGGAAGAACATTCGTCGTCCATTCAACTCACACTATAAGCAGGGTCAGGTATATCTCCACTTAGCACATCTGATGGTTGAAGAGGGAATACTAGAGTCAGCACCTGAAGAGATTGTCTTCCTCTATGAGCTTAAGGCTGATCAATCTTATAAAGAGTTTGTAGTACAGTACAACCCTGAACATATCGCTCCAATTTTTGAAACCGCCCTCGATGTTGTCTGGGCAGTGGACAACCAGAGGCCTCCAGTTTGCAGTATTAATCCAATGAAAGGATGTAAACGCTGTGAGCCATTCAGAGCCTAAACCTGAGATGACGATTAACGATATCGTTAAACAGATTATGGAAGAGCATGGTGAGTTGCTAGATCGCCTAGGATCAGACTATGATTCAGATGGTGTACCGTACTGGGAGAAGTGGCCAAAGAGAGATGGCAGCTTTGACTGGCACAATAAAAATATGTGGGATGAGAGGATTTGAAAAATGATTAGTAAAGTTGTCACAGACACACTCAACAATCTTGGCATTTCACTTGCAGCTAAACCTGATTTTAATATACCTAACCTACCAAGAGATATAAGTGAACTAGATGATGAGGCCCTAATGGATCTCTTCGTCCAGTTCACTGCATGGAATGATTACCTATCCGGTGCAAGAGCGATTGCAGTTATTAATGAACGTGAAGCAGAACGTCAAGTAGATGCTGCTGAAGCTCAGGGTTTCTTAACTGAATGGAAAGGTGGATCAGCAGATCGTATTACTGTAGTTAAAGCAAGGATTGCAGCAAGCCCTGAAGTTGCTGAGTTGAAACTTAACTACGATACCAAGTATGCTTTCCGTAAATTACTAGAGACAAGGGCAGACGATGTTGAACGAAACTCTCAAGTCGTATCCAGAGAACTTACTAGACGTACTTCCGGAGCTGGAGGATTCAATGCAAGAAAGCGAGCATTTACACCATGAGACTATTCTCGAAGAAGCACAAAGACTCATCACAGGAGACCGTAACAAAACGTACGACCACCCCATTGAGAATTTTAATAGGATTGCTCGTATATGGAGCGTTATTTTTGGTATCGAGGTCACAGAAGAGCAAGTGGGATTAGCAATGGTGGGCGTTAAGTTAGCTCGTGAGGCTTACATGCCAAAACGAGATAACCTTGTAGATGGTGCTGGTTACTTTGGCACCATAGATATGATCCAAAGAGAAAGGGAACGACGTGGACAATCAAGAGCTTAGACAAGAGCTAGCCACTCAGATCCTTCTTATGGAGTGTCCAACACTCTCCGGTAGGTTTAATGATCCGTGGCAAATGTTTTTATATGTACGTAATAAGGCTGTTGACATCGTAACTAATAACGAAGGGATCCATTTCGATGAGTAAGAAGCAAGATAAGATTGCTGCTAGAAAGCAGGAACAGTTTGCCTTCTTACGTGAGCGTCGTAAGATGGAGCTTGGCGTTTACCTATATAATTTTGAGATGGGTAAGAAGATGTACGAGCAAAACAAAGATCAAGAAGAAGTTACCCAGGAAGATAGGGACTTCATTGAGGCTCGTATGAAGGACCAGGCAGAGTGGATTGAAAACTTTGCTAAAGAGTGGCAGATAGACCTAGAAGATTATAGGAAAGACGTTGATGAAGAAATCCAATCCCAAGATCTATGACGGTGGTCTTTCATGGAAAGATCCAGCTCCTAGATTTATAGGGATCGATCAGTCCTATAGTGGATTTGCTATAACAAGTATTGTTTCGGATGGTAGATACCACACCGAAGTGTATGAAGGGCAGGGTCGTGGTGTTGAGCGTCTTCGTGATATCTCTCTATATCTTGGTCGCTATCTTGAGTACTCTGAACATGTAGAGAACGTAGCCATAGAAGGCTACGCCTACGGATCTCAGATGGCCCATATGGCGGGGGAGCTTGGCGGCATGGTCAAGCTAGAACTTCGTCATTGGTTCTGGGAGACACCCAATGCTATGTATCCACTTATAGTGGTACCCTCCCAGGTAAAGAAGTATGTAACAGGTAAGGGTCAGGGTGTTCAAAAGAACCAGATCCTAATGCATACCTTTAAGAAGTGGGGAATAGAATTTGATAATGATAATGCGGCTGACTCATACGCCCTAGCTAGGATTGCAGCTGGGTTAGCAGATCTAGCTTATGAACAAGAAATAATTAATAAGCTTTTAGACCCAAAATATAGAGAAAAACCCTGATACTAGTCCTGAGGGCATTACAAATTCGACCCCTAAG